TAAGCGTTGGTTGCATTTCTTTATGCTCTTCGTTCCCGTCATGGGTCTCTGGACAAGTTCTATCGGTATTATTGGACTCGCTTTTAATCTACGTGCTTACGACTTTGTATCTCAAGAGATTCGTGCAGCAGAAGACCCAGAGTTTGAGACCTTCTATACCAAGAACATCTTATTGAATGAAGGACTACGTGCATGGTTGGCACCTGCCGACCAACCACATGAAAACTTCATCTTTCCTGAAGAAGTTTTACCGAGAGGCAACGCACTCTAATTCACTTCCTAAATTGTTTACCACTCCTTTGTAGGGGTGGTTTTTTTATGTAAAGTGTGGTATAATAAATATTATTAAGTTGTGTAACATAAATGATAAAATCTTTTGGATTTTTGTTACTTCGTATAGCGTTAGGCACTATGCTTATCCATCATGGATATGAGAAACTAGAGAACATTGAAAACTTTGCGGATGCATTTGTAAGACCATTACATCTTCCATTCCCAATCGTCTCCTCATACTTCGCAGCATTTGCTGAGATTGTGGGGAGTTGGATGGTTATCTTTGGACTTGGCACTCGACTTGGTGCCTTAGCAATCTTGGGTACAATATCATTCGCAATTTATCATGCCCTAGTTACATCTGGATTCAACATCTACTTGTTAGAACTCTTAGTTCTTTACTGGGGAGGTGCATCATGTATCGTCCTCAGCGGCCCTGGCAATTTCTCAATAGACCATCTCATAAAACGGAGATTCGCAAATGATTAAATCACTATTCAGTCTTATGTTTGCTGCTCTGATGTGGGTACAAGTCCCACAGTGGAGTGATGATTGGTCTAAGTGTTCAGTAGATGTGCCAGACACAGCATGTCATTGGTATATCACTGCACCCGATAGCACCATGGGTGAAGGATTCAGTTGGGCAAATGCCCCTTGGTTCTCAGTAGAAGGACTGAGGGATATTGGAGAACTTCATAACACAATGGCAACAATTCAAACTGCGAGCGAAGCATGAATCATTATCTAGTTTTTGTTTATGGTGTTTGCTTCGCACTTATTGGTGGTGCTGCATTCGCAATGATGTGGGCAAATATTATGTCACTTGATATGAAACCCAAACCAGTTCGACAAAAACATCCTGAAGCACCTGAGCCAGGTGAAGAGGTGATGTATGTCGATCTCTCTAGAGAAAAACTGGAGAAATTGTATGAAGACAGATAGAGGATTATGAGGGTTATCACCCTCTTTTTTATGGTTAAAAATATGGTATAATATATACTACATGTTAAGGTAAATTATGTCTTCCAATCTTCGACTTAAAATTTTAGAAGCCCTTCGTGCGGCCGCCAGGGGTAATATTGCTAAAGCAAAGGCGAATGTCGAAGTCTATCTTCATCAACCTGTGGGTATTGGCGAACATCCTGATGTTCTTGGTGCAATTCAAGACCAATTAGATGCCATTGCACATGAAGAAGAAAGAATAGAAGTTCTAGAAAAACATTTTGGAGTTCATGATCATGATGTTGATTGGACTGCGTAAATGTGATATACTAAGAGGGTTCACTACCCTCTTTTTTTATGATTGGAAATTTAGAACCGGAAGAACATATCATGGAAAATTCCGTTGTAGATCAAGTTGCTAGAGTAGCAAACAAACTAGGATGGGATGAAGGTGATGATATTGTCGTTGAAATCGGTGGCACCATCGTCAGTGGCATTCACCAAGGTGAGACCTATAACAAAAAATGGGCGACACCATTTGGTGTTCGTAAATATAACAAAGACGCATTTATTATCATCAGTAACAACTCTCGTAGGGATTTGAGCAAGTCTCAACCTATGGACCGAGAACACAAACCACACCATAATACTAAATAAATTTTAAATTTGATTTTATATGTTTATCATTTACTCCAAAGAGGGATGTCATTATTGCACACAAGTTGAGCAGGTGTTGCAGTTAGCAGAACTTAAGTATGTTGTTTACAAACTTGGTATAGATTTTACTAAAGATCAATTCTATACCAAGTTTGGATACAGTTCTAGTTTTCCAAGAGTGCTTAAGGATGAAAATATACTCGGTGGATGCACCGAAACGGTAAAATATTTGCGGGAGCAAAAATTAATCTAATGGAACAAAATCTCATCGACATCTATGATCTTGTTGAACATGCAATCGATAATGCATTTGATGGTCAGATGAATTTAAAGTTTTATGATTACTTAAAATCAAGCAAAATCAAAAAGCACGAAGTGGATTTCTTTATCAAAAGTTCCACTGCTGCTGAACTTAGTGATTTGACTTTAGAACTTGATGAGTATCTCAAGGGTGGTGCTGATAATGAGCATAAACAATTGAGAGAAGGTTATGGCCATATCCCTAAACCTCAAGCAAGAAAAATTAAAACATACTTGTATGGAATTTTAGAAGATGCCTGGAGGTATAGTAATGATCGAAGACCTGGACGAAGAAAAAATCAATCTAAATAATGAGACTACCCACATCAATCGTGGGTTTGAATTATTATTACGAAACAGGAGGGGAGCACCAAAACCAAAAACTTTTCAGGTGAGGTTTGATAAGATGATTTCTATTCTTAAAAGAGAGTTTCATCTTTACTTTGAATTTCACATAGACGTAAAAAAGAAGGCAAACTCTCAAGAGGTGTAACATGGAATCGGCAACCCCGTATATACTATTTTTTTGTGGAGCAGGAATCATTGGTTCCTTTTTTGTTGGATTTATGGTAGGATGGTTTGGAAACGATCTGGTGTATACTTTTCTGAATAGAAATAATCAACCATTAATGCATCCAGAGATGTTTGATCAAAATGGTAATATACTCCCTGATGAAATTTTAGCTGTAAGATTTGAAAACGATTATGAGCCCGACGAAGACTACGACGACAACGAATAAGTCTAAGACTACTACACAAAAGAGAGTAGCAAAACCAAAGACTGCGAATACGCCTATTCCAGATCTTCCTACAAATCCATTTGTTTTTGAGATCTTTGAAGTTGTTTCTAAACAACGAACTAAGGCAAAAAAAGTGGAAGCACTGAAAAAGTATGAACATGATTCCCTCAAAGTAATCTTTGTGTGGAACTTTGACGAGTCTGTAGTTTCTCTCCTTCCTAAAGGTGAAGTTCCTTATGGTGATGTCAAAGATCAAAATGTTTACTCCGGCACCCTTTCGGATAACCTTTCAAGAGAGGCATCGGGTGGTGAGGCTGCCACTAAGCAGGATCTTCAAGGACATGGAAGAACCTCCTTACGCCGTGAGTATCAAAACTTGTATCACTATGTTCAGGGAGGCAATAACACGCTCTCAACAATTCGTAGAGAAATGATGTTCATCAATCTTCTGGAAGGTCTTCATCCTAAAGAATCAGAACTTATTTGCCTTGTCAAAGATGGTAAACTATCCGACAAGTATAAAATTACTGAGGATGTTGTAAAAGAAGCATACCCTGATATTCAGTGGGGTGGTCGTTCATGACAATGACTGTAGAAAAAGATCAAGAAAAACAAGAGAACATGACCGAATTTGGATCGGAGACTAAAAAACTAAATCCATCTGATTATGAGTGTCAAATTCTATTGGAAAAAACAACTTTAGATGTAGCAAACGATAAGACATTTCCAACAGATGCCAGACTAATCTGGTACATCGTTGATGGAACTGAATGTGTTGATCTTACCCGTTGTGGTAAAGTGTCAAAGATGTTTGATATGTATTATGATCGATATGGAAAAGGTTCTGTTCAAAGAATTGACTTTGGATACGGAACAGTTAACCCTAAACTTTGGGGACAAAAACCAAAGAAAGAAAAGAAAAGAAAATGAGTGATGAACTTCTCAAAGCGAAAATAAATGCACTCATCCGAGACGAAATTCAAGAAGTCATTAATGACTATGTTGATTCTGAGGAGGATGTAAAAAAAAGTGGCCTTGGATTTGTTCCAAGGGAAGAGGAAAAAGAACTCAAAGTTGGAATCTCAAATGACGAGGTTGACAAACTTATTAAAGATTATAAAAAAATAAAGAAAAAAGAAAAATCAAACATTTCTCAAATTAGAAAACTGAGATTGGTCGATAAGAATGGTAGACCATTGACTTGACATCTAATGTAAATAGTATTATGCTTTCAATCATACATTATCAATATCATGTATAACCCATATTCCCCAGAGTGGCACCGCAAAAGGTATCTAAAAGAATCACTAGATTTATACTTTGACAATTACGTTGAAGTTGAAGTTATCTATGAAGATCTCATGAATATTATCAATGAAAGATCTGAAGATGCCTATGCAGAGTTTCAAAAAGCTATGCACTTAGAATCTAAACTCCGAAAAAAGTAACATGCTTTCTACTCAATACAGACTACGACTGGAATTTATTTGTAAGTGTATTGCTAATGGTGAAGCGGTAAAACTAGATGATATGATCTGGGCAGAGAAGTTAGCAAAGGCTCATACACTTGCTAGGGATTGGTTGAAACAAGCACGACGCCAAGCAGCACAAGATATTGAGGAAGGTAGTACCGACGATTTTCTGAATAGGATGGGTTTAGGAGACCCCGATCCATCCAATCATAAAACGGGGTTCAATAGTGCTGATGACATCAAAGATTGGTTCCAAAGAGACAAACCAGATGACTGGCGGCAACGTGATTGATTACGTGTGTGTCCCGACATGGGATTCTGTTTTTGAGATGATGCGCTATCATTGGGTGCATAAGTCCGAAAAGGATCCTGTGCAATTCGTAAAAAATCTCAACCCAGAACAAAAAGTGCTATGAGTAGTAAGATGATGTTCCTGGTTGACACTGGCAACGGCAGATGTGTTAGTCATGATGGATACATCCAACTTGGTAGTTTCTCTCATAGTGTAGAGAAGCATCTTGAAATGTGTCCTGATCAGGAATGGCAGGTTACTTATTGGATGCCTGATCCATTTCGTATCAGATACCCACGACCAAATTATCAGCATACAATGAAGGCGAATGAAGGTTCTGCTAGAACTGATAATGCTACTGATAGTAGACCGAGAGACTTCCCAGATCAAGCAACAAATAGACTTGAGAGAACATTATGAAGATGTGGGAGACAAAGTGCGTTGGGTGTGGTAAGCTGATACCAGCGAATGAATGTCCTCAGGTTGGATGTTATGTCCCATCTGAGAAAAGATATAAAAATTCCTTATGTAAACCTTGTTGGATAAAGAAGAACAATGGATAAAATTGATACACAGGGCATGAGTCTTCCTGGCAGATCAAAGAAACCAAGTAGTTATGAACCTATGCCAGTAAAACATCGTACAATCTTCACGCCAGAAGAACGTAGAGAATTAAAAGATATTGTTAACGAAGCACTTGATGAAAGATGGAACGAGCATGAAGTTTAAAGCATTAGTATTTGTCCGACTACGATCACAGGTTGATGACTCTCCTGGTAATGCTGTGAGAGATGCCTGCAAGAGATTGTCTGAGTTAGATATCAAGAAACTTAGACTTGGTAAGGTAGTTGATGTTTGGCTGGAAGCAGAGAGCAGAGAGTATGCTGAGAAGGAACTTGAAATGCTATCTGATAGATTCCTTGCTAACACAGTCATGGAAGACTGGGATTATGAACTGACTGAAATTGAAAACTTCCCTAAAGGTATTGAAGCATGAATGATTTCAACGCACCAGGATCTAATAGAATAGGACTCACTCCTGTATTCAAAGATTTTGTAGTTAATTTGCAGATAGATAATGTAGTGAAGATCTTAGATGCTAAGATCGAACGTTGTAATGTATATAATAGTGATGATCGAGATGAAGTTTACAAACAAATCACCATTACCTATAAAGAAAACATATGCAAGCACTAGTTTACAGTAACGGAAGTCAAGAGTCTGATAGGGCTAAGATGGTTCTTGAGGCATGTGGTCAGAATGTAAGAGAGTTTCTTCTTGATTTTGATTTTAGTGATAAACAGTTCCGTGCTGAGTTTGGTAATAAAGCAGAGTATCCTCAGGTTGCCATTGGATTACATCATCGTGGAACTTTAAAAGAAACACTCAAATATATGAGTGACACTAAAATGTTTACGTAAAATATTATGAGTGGATTTGGAAAAAAATTAAATAATAAAATTGATGATGATGAATATTCTAGAT